TTCGTTTGATTACCTAGTTATTATACGACGGTCAGGAGTCCGTGTCAAGGTTTTCTTCAACGAATTTTTTGATGAGACCTTTTACATATCCATCTTCCCAACTGAAGGTATACCCTTCATTGCCACCAGGATAATCATCGTGCGATTCCCCTTCATATTCAACAATCAAGTCATCATCAAGTCTACGAGCAACAATATAGTAATCTCCATTAATTGGACCACCAGAATTATTTCTTACAACTACTTGCCTACCCCATTTAATTTCTTGGACAAATAATTCTTGCCAAGTTCCAAAAGGAGTTAGACTAATTGACATGTCTTCTGGATTGACTAGTCCATCCCAGAAAGAAGGAAGATTGATGATCCCATCTGCAGGAATCTTTCCTCTACAGTAAACAGCAATCTCTGGTCCTTCAATACAAACATGCCTTAGACGCCATCCCTTTTTGTTGGGGTGAGGCATATCAAATGGAGCGTTTTTCTTCTGGGAAAGAATATGTGCTCCATCATTAGATTTTACATCACCACCAACATTTACTTCACCATCTCCAATAACAGAGGTATTTACCTGTAAACTATCAATCTGTGCTGTTTTATGATACCAGGGTGTACATGCCTCATCTGGATAATCTGATTCCTTTGCATTACCTTTAAAAATATAATGATATCCTTCAGATGGTGTTCCCCAAGTTGGATAATCGCCGCAATCTTTGCCACCTGAACCTGGTATAAATTCTCCTGCCATGATTAACCTCTCTTGTCGTAGTGATATCCAGAAACAGAATACTCATCGTTATTTCCTGGATAATCTTCAGGAGATTCTCCTTCGTATTCTGGGATAAGTCTCTCTCCATCGGATCTGGTTCCGTATATATGGAAGAAACAATTGATGGGCATTCTACCCATTGCTTGAAGATATACTTTATCCTCATCAATCCTTTTTACAATCACATCTTGATGTGCTCCAATAGGAGTAAGATTGACTGTAATAGTTGTCCAATCAACTAATCCTTTCCAATATGCTGGAAGTTCAATCTCATTTTTATTTGTTACTCTACCTCTAAAGTAAACATCATTTGATGGACCCTCAGGACAGGTATGTCTTAATCTCCAACCTTCTTTAGTTGGGTGTGGAATATCAAAGTTCTTTTTAGCAGCAAGGATGTGTCCATTACAATTTGAAATTACATTACCCTGAACCTTAAGATTACCACCAACAATAACATCTTTTACGGTTTCAATATTACCTTCAAATCCAGCAGAACCATTTACTGCAAGTGAAAATGGATTACTTGGTGCTCCATAGCAAAATCCTCCAGGAAAAAGAGGAGAATTACTATCACTATTAGTTAGTGGTCCAACACAAAGGGTAGCATAAGGCCAGGGGAACGTCGTAGGATTTCCAATAACAATTGGACCTTCCATACCAGCAGATCCATTTACTTTTAAGGGACCTTCACCAATGGCAGGATAGATACCAGTTCCAACTTTAAGTTGACCACCTACATTAGCGTCATCTAAATTAAAAGACATTTCTACTCCTATACTTGACTTTGTTGTTGTTGATATCTCTTACCACCAACTTTAGAATCCTTGAGTGAACATGCATCACTTACTCCACGAATGATCGATCCATACATTTTAAGACAACTATTACCAATTACCTCAGTAATTCCTGCTGACATAATCTTTACATTTGCCGTTCCATCTATTAAGACTTTTTTACTATCAAGTGAAATATTTTCTCCAGCAAATATTTTTACATTTCCTGCAGAACCATCCTTGAGAGCAACTAATTCAATATCATGGGCTTGCAATCTAATTTTACCATTAGTTGCAATAATGTCAATGTTGCCATTCTTGGCATTGATCATACAGGTATCATTTGCTTCAGTATTATCACTTCCACATTCAAGTTGCAAATTACCAGGACACATTGCAGTAGTCCAACCCTTTCTCTGTCCGTCTTTATCTAATGAAACAAAGTGTCTTCCATCTGATGCCTGTAGCATCACATCTGATGTTACATCACCACGTTTATGAACCTTACCAAAAGATATTGCACCATGATCATTTGCATAAGTGGTGGCAGTAAAATTCTTCTTTATATTATTACCACCACCCGTTCTATCATTATCTGTATTACCAGCAGTTGACATTTTTAAATAACAGGTTGTGAACTATTTAACAGGTCAGACAAGATTATCTGGAGTTCCTGGAATATTAAGTCTTGGATCTGCATTGGTAACATCAGTACCCTGTCTGAGGATTGCAGAAGGTCTGGTGACAACCTCAGCATCAATACTCTCTTGAAGAGTTGCATAAACTGGAATAGGATCGCCAATAGTTGCATAAATTCCAGCAAACAATTGACCATTCTCAGAGTAAACAGAACCATAATATGGTTTTCCATTTACGTAACCAGTTTGCTTAAGACCAACCAAGTCAGTGACTTGAATTATATCCTCGTCAGGAAATACATCTTCAGGAACAATAACAGGTTCAAATACTGGTCTGCCTCTGAATCCAATTCCAGTATCAGATGGTAAGGTTATGTTTGGATATTCAGTGAATCCAACTGGAGGACCAGTCATACCAGGTGGTATTACAGAAATAGATGTTACTTCCCCAAAAATACCAGGTACTATTGGAAGAGGTATTCCATCAATAAAAACATTGTCCCCAGGAGTATATCCGATACCTGGTGATGTTGGAACAATCTCTTTGAGTCTAAGGACAACAGGATAACCTTCACCTGGTGGTTGTGGATATCCATTTCCTGGTTCATCTGCAATAATCTCTGTGACAACACCTTTACCTTCAACAGTTTTAGGGCAAGGTGGTGGAATCAATATAGCAGATACCCCAACAGGATTGTCTATCCAAGATTTAGATCCATTAGGAACATCAACTACTTTAGTAAGTTGCAATCCAAATCCAAACGGGTTGACATCAAAAATATTTTCTTCATTTCGGATTACTGTTTCCTCAATTCTGAGAGTAACTTTTCCTGCATCAAGATTTACGTATGTTGGTAGTGGATCTCCTCTAAATGAATTTGCATCTGCTACAAGAGTATCATTAATGTATAATTTTGTCGGTTGAGTTGTTTGGTTTGCATTAACATCTGCTTGCAATCTAATTGCATATCGACCAGTAGCATCTAAGTTGACACCAGACCATGTATAATTGAATACTCCATTAATTGGATTCTCTTTGTCACGGGGAGGTTTATATAAAGCAATGCCTCTCATATTCATAAACGAACTCCAATTTGGATTGGTATACTTAGTAATATCTGGTCCAGAATACTTCACTCCATTAATTTCTCTAGGTGTTGTTGGGGTTTGTGCTGGAGACCCAAGAACAAACTTAGCTCTGTTACCATTAAGACCATAAAATCTTCCCTTATTAGATCTAATAATGATATCAGTATAATCATTATCATTATGTTCTTCCATCTGAACAACATTCTCACCAGCAGTTCTAAGTCTGATATTAGGTTGAGGTCCAGAACCACCTCCTGATGTAGTAGTATTGCCAGATATTTTAATGGTTTTCTTTTGGTCTCCGTTTTTGCCCTTTTGATTAAATCTCTCACCAGCAACTCTAAGATTACCAACTGCTTTGCCATTATGTCTTGTTGCTGGATCGTCATCCCATTCTAATTGAAGGGTAACATTACCATCACCTTTAACAATTAATTCAAGGTTATTATCATTACTCCCACTAAACTCAGCAGTTACTCCAGGAGATGTTGATAAAATCTTGAATTCTGCATCAGTATCATCCTGAGATTTTGAGTCTGTAAATTTTATTGTTCTTTTTGAAACACTTTTAACTGCAGCATTAGGACCTCTACCTCTGCTTCCGAGAGATGCAACTTCAATCGGATATCTTCTAGTACCAGGACGACTTCTAGGAGGACTACCACCACCTGCATTACTGCGGAAAATAACATCATATACTTGTCCAGGTGCAATCTTTACAGTCCTGGTATCCTTTATCTGCGATCCGTTATAATCTTTTGATACCTTAAATTTGCCAACAAGTTCAACAGAATTTGCAAATTTTGCTGATGAAGTTGTATGGAATTGAACGTCTTCTTCAGGTGCATTGGCTAATGGTTTACCCCAGTCCTTAGTATCAAAGACTGTCTTCTCTATCTGTCGGTATAAAGTAGTCTTTTGATTCTCTACCTTAACAGAGATTTCATGTTGACCTTGTGATAGATATACTTTTTCAATTGGTGGTGAAGAATTTTTAAATCCAGCAAGTTTATACACTTCCTGACCATCAATCAAAATTGATCCAAAATTATCACATGTTCCTTTTATACCAAAGTAACCATTGTAAGGAATATCAAGGTTCCAAGTGTTAAAGTATGGAATTCCACCACCATCTGTAGTTCTTTCACTTCTTGGTGCAATTGGTGATATTGCATACCTATTCATAAAGTCACTCCACCTGGGACCAACATTAACTGGCCACCACTTTTCTTTACCACCAGTAAATCTAGTAGTCCAGAAAGGATTGTTAGGACACCTTCCCTCTTGTGGAGGAATTGGTTCTTCTGGTATTGGTGGAAGAGGTGAATCAATTGTTAAAGCAACGCCCATAGGGTTCTCTTTCCATGTGACTGGAGAGATAATATACTCGTCAGGTTTTCCACTAATCCTTACAGCAAGTGCCATAGGATTGACACCTTTAACTGCTGCTGGTTGAGGACTGTGAACTCTGCCTATCTTAAGTTCTGCGTCAAAAGAATCGTTACCAGAATCATTAAAGAAAACACTACGACCTTCAGCTCTTGGTTTTGGAGCACTTGATCGATGTCCTTTTCTAACAACTTTATATCTCTGTCCTGCAGTGAAAGTTCCGGATCCTGTTATGGTTTCTTTTCTCTTATATCCACCACTCATAAGATCTGCTCCTCTCTGAGTTCTACTCTTACCAGAAGCATTCCAGTTTATAACTTTTGATCTTCTTAAATTAGCATTACCAACAGATACTTCTGTAAGTGCATACCCACCACTAGGAGTATCACTAGTTCTTAAAGAAAAATCAATTTTTGCTGAACCAGATCCTTCTACCAACAGGAATACATCACCACCATCTCTTGTAAATCTTGCAGACACTCCACCAGATTTGGTTGGAACTGCTGCACCTTTTTGAAAGGAGAATCTTCCACCAGGTTTTTGATATAGTTCTGCTGTCAGTGGGTATGTTCCCTTTCTAAAGAATTTTGTATAGGTGCTCTTGCCAGTTCCTTTATCAGTGTCACCTACAAATCCATTCTTTTCAATTACTTCATTTGCAAGTGTAAGTTTTACTCTATCATCAACTTCAATTTCAATATCGTAATTGCCATCTTCTGGAATCTCAACCTTTGGCCAAGTAATTAAATGAGTTCCTGGGTATGGATTATCTGCGAGGTTCTGCTTAGTATCAAAAGGACAGACACCATACTCACCTAAGAAACCACCTCTACCATAGACATTTGTTCTCCACAATCTTCTGTTAGCAGCACCCATAGCACCAACAGTATTGAATACCTCACCAGAAAATCCTTGCTTGATGATTGATGAGTTTGCTGGTGGTTTAGTTGGTTTTCCTGGAGCATTTTGTTTAGAAGAACCTTTAACACTAATAGTTTTTGTTACTTCTCCTTTCTCTTTATATGCTCCAGATCCACCTCTACCAGATACCTTAATGGTTTTTGTTACATCTCCTTTTTTATTCTTAAATGCTCTCTGTTTCCACACCTCACCAGCAACTTTAATGTTGCCGACTGCTTCACCATTGCTCTTTGGATCATCATCCCATTTTAATCGAAGAGTGACACTACCACTACCCCTAACAACTAATTCAAGGTTGTCATCATTACTCCCTTTGAACTCAGCAGTTACTCCAGGTGAGTCTAGAATTTCAAATTCTGCATCAGTGTCACCTTGACTTCTTGAATCGGTAAACTTAATTTTCTTTTTTGAAACATTTTTAACTGCAGCGGTTTTTCCTCTACCTAAACTTCCACGGTCTGCAATTTCAATTGGATATCTTTTTGTACCACTACCACCAATACGTTCTCTCTCCCATACTGTTCCACCAGCTTCAATATCGGTTACAGCTAAACCAGAATTCTTTGGGTCATCATCATACTTATACTTTATAGTAATATCACCACTTCCACTATATAAAATTTTTCTTCCATCATCTGAGAATTTAGCATTACAAGTTGATGATATGATTTGGAATCTTGCGTTCTCATCAAATTTTGGTTTGATATCATCATCAATTCTAACAAGTTTATTTGAATCTCTTCTTATACCAGCACCCTTAGACATGCCTCGATAAGAAACTAAAATTTCCTCACCAACAGATACTGCTTGTGGTTTGTTAATTTTTTTCTTTCTAAGTTGTGGTATATTTTTAAGATCAATCTTAATCTCATGAACTCCAGCTTTAAGATTCTTATCTACTCTCTTTGTAGGTCCACCTATAAAATTGCTTGTTTCAAGAATTGGAGTATTGTCAATGTATATCACTGCAATATTATCTGCCATGGCTTTAAAGGTATACACTCCATCATATGGAAATTCCTCTTCCCACACCATAGTTGCCACTCCACCAGCATAATCTGATCCAGGAACATCACTATTCCATTGAGGTGGTACTGGAGATACCGCATAGGTATTCATCCATGGACCCCAACCAGAAGGAACTGGCTTACCTTCCTTTCTAAGTTTCTCCTTATATTTTAAATCAGAGACTGGAAAAACAAGTTTAGATTTTCTATCTCTGAAAGTTACTGCTAATGGATTCTCTTTTCTTGTAGACCAGAAAGGAGAAATACCCTGTGCCAAATATTCTTGATACTCTTTTATCTCTACTCTGATTGGATCTTTTGCTAAGGTTGCATATAAAGTTGGATCCCATCCACCAAGAACCTCACCATTTACACCAAATCTTGTGCCATAACCTTCAAGTTCTTCAGTACATCTACTGAAATCATAGAATTCAAAGTCATCTTCTTGATCAAAATATTCAATAGTTGGAGGTCTTTCTCCAAGAACCGATCTTAGGACAGCACCGGATCCCCTCCTGTTCTCATCAATTATTTTTACTATTGGTGGATACTTATATCCAAATCCACCCCTAATAACATTAACTGCTAGCAATGATCCATCAGAACCAAAAACAGGATTTGCTACCGCACCTGTTCCTCCACCACCACTGATTTTAACATATGTTTTATACGTACCCTTTCTATTTTGTACAGGGACAACAGTTCCATCAGATAATATAATATCAGAATCTCTTGGAGATAATCCAACAATACCATCACAAGAATCTGCAGCATTCTTTTCTGGAAGAAGATCGTTTGCTGTTAGATTATTAACCTCATTGATATTCAGGTATCTAATACCATCTCGGGTTTCAAATATAAAAGTCGTTCCTGGATTTTTAAAAGCATACTCATTCGCATCATGGATACTAACTTCCTTTACGTATCCAAGATCAGGGTCAATATATCCAACCCTAATATCACATTTAGTAGCTGGTCCGAAAAGGTTGAACGACATTATTTACTAACTTCCGTAATGATATTTATTGCCTTAATTTATGCCTAACGCAGCATTGTCTACATCCTCAGTACCTGCTGTTGGTTCAACAAAAGGTGTAGTCTTAGACTCAGTAGGTGGAGTTGAAGTGTCAACTGCATTTTCAACAGATTTACTACTTGGCAACTGTGAAGGTGCTTGTGAGTCTCCACCACTACAGAATGTATAGTAATCAGATACAGCTGTTGATGGATCTAACTCGCACCCAAACACACTGAACTTAAGGTTGGTGAATGATAATGCAGAAGTGATGCTACCACTGATACTTGGAATTAAATTATTGACTTCTGATAATGCACCACTAACACCTGCTAACATTCCAGTGATGTCCTCAAGATATGCATCAAGGTTGTTTACAAGGTTATTATTTGCATCATCAATGTCTGGTTTCGCAGCAGCTAATACTGCACTAGTGATTCCTTCTGCATAACACATTGGAACTTTTGGATTAGTCTTTGCCGCGCTTCCTTCAGCAACTAATTCTTTCACCTCCTGCTCAAGTGACTTAAGATCAAGAGCACCTTCCAATGCACCCTTAACTAAATCAGCCAACTTTCCAGTAAGTTTTCCATAGAGACACAACATAAGTTCAGTTAGAACCTCTTTCATATCAGCAAACTGATATCTCATAGAAGATGGAAGCATTGCTACAACTTTTGTCAAACCCTCATTTAAAATCTTCAGAGCATACTGCATTATCTTATCAAAGATAATTCTCATATACTTTCCAATCTCTGCAGAGGCATCTTCAATGAGCTTTTGCATATTAGCAAACTCTGTTGCTATAGATACTGCATCAACATAACTCTGCAATGCCTGAAGAACTTTATCAATTTTAGTTGTAAGATTTTCTATTGCAGTCTGAATACCCTTCATTGCAGATGGAACTACTTCTTCAGGGTCTGGTTTCATCAATACAATCTTTTCATCACATTTCTCTTGTCTCTTTACATCAGAGGCATCAATCTGATGAACTGCTTCATTTTCATTTGTTGCGCCTGGTGCTGGTGGTGCATTTGCCCCAGCCTCTACATCTGGTTGTCCAGGTTTTCTTGCTGGTTGTTTGATTACCTTATCATAGTCTGGTGGAACTTCTCTTTCTGTTCCTTTTTTTGCAACTGCTCCAGTTGCGTATCCACTTTCTGCAAGATTTCCAGGACTGGAATTAGTTACCTTATTATCACCAGTCTTTTGTGATAGTGCTGTTTGGGAATTGTTACCCAGTACTCCCATAATAACAGGGACTTGTTGGTCCTGTCCATCAAGGAAGAAACCAAACACCATATTTCCCTGACGGATTTGTGGTGTTTGTCTAGCAGCTGCTTGTCCTCCACCTGCAGTGACAGGATACATTACATTTGCAAAGGGCAGTTGATCGTCAGGGATTGTCTCCTGCCCTTGATCATGAAGACCAATAATTCTTACTTTATATCTTCTACCCCATCCAGGAATACTATTCTTATCCTCATATTTTCCCGAGAGAATATTCTCTCTCCAGGTGGAGTCGTCAACAACTTGACCGACCCACCAAAGAAAGTTTGCTCCCAGAAAACCTGGATTAAATAGTCCTCCTCCTTCCATTACTTATCAGTCTTCGTAAATTCTACACTCGTCTGCTTCTGGATTCTCATCGCAGTACATCTCAAATGATGTTGGGTCATGATCTTCATCTGGATGTGCTGCTTGATACTTCTCAAGATGATCCAACTCATCGGCTACATGACGACGCATTTGTGGAGATAGAGTTCCGTTCTCAAGCATATCCTTATCGTCGTTGATGTGTTGCTGAATGCTTCGTTTTTCCGTCATTGTGCTACGCTTTCTTTACTTGGTTTACCAGTTTTACCGAAAGAGTCTCTTGCCAAAGTCAATTTGGTAAAAGTACCGTCTTTAACATGAATGTAATGAGTCAGTTCTGCTATAATATATAGACCACTATTCTCCTTACTTGTATTTGTACCTTTCTCTTCTTCAAGTTGAGGTACATCCAAGTATACCACGTCTCCAGCATTTAGGGAGAAATCTCCTGGAATCGTGACAGAAGCCATAGAAGAAAAGAACTGGTTGTATCTCATAATAGATTGATTCAAGATATCTCTGTATTCAAAGTTCTCATCTTTAGATTTTTCTAATTGCTGATTTGTATCTCCTGTTGGAAGTGTTCCTTTATCAAGAAGATAGTATGTAGTTCTGGTGAATTCTTTATTAGCACCTTCCTGATTAAATTTTGGATTAAGAACAGGAAGATTCTTACCCGCAAGTTTTAATTCATCCTCATCTTTCTTTGCATTGGGGGTTATTACTTCATAGTATGTCGTAAAAGGATCAAACAATATTGTTCTACTTGAATATGCACCCATCTTCATTTTCTCTCTTACATTGACATTATTATCTTTAGAGTAATCAAGTGCTTTTAAATTATAACCTTCTGGTACTCCCACACTATCATTGAAGATGATTGATTTCTTTTGTTCTTGTGAGAAAAGACTATCAATTGACTTAAAGAAAAATCCTTTTGAGGTTTCATAGAAGAAGTATCCAGCACTCTTCCCTTTCTTCTGGTTTTGTGCAGAGATTGATTTTCTTGCCAACCAATTGATAATGTAGAATGGTTTCTTATTATTACCAATGTAGTTATACATATTCAAAGTATCTTCAATATCAAGTTTCTTTTTGCTTTGTAGTCCAATAGAATTACCATCTGTCAAAATCTTTTTAACTGAGTCGGATATCTTGCCATCATATCTTTTGGTAATTCTTACCTTCTCATTTCTCATAAACTCTTCAGAAACTAAGTCAAGAACCACCTGAGTCTTTCTACTATCATCACTCAGTGTAGAAATTTTATTTACATACAATATTAATTCAGGTGTATCTCCTATTTTTACTTCATTATTATCTTCAAATTTAAGTACGACTTGCTCTTGACCAACAATAGGAAGACCTTCTACTATACTTTCTTTAAGTTCTCCACCCTTACTCGTTCCAGTATCATTAAAAGTAATTCTTGCAGAAACACCATCATTTATTAAACTTTCAAAGTAAGCAATGGATACAAGACCACCAGCTAAACTTTGAGCTTTGTTAGTATCTTTATTGGAGTAAACCTTTAGTATCTGTGGTAAAGATGGTTCGGATGATCTTGTTGTTACTTCTTTTGTCATTGTATGATTCCTCTTACTTATATTTAACCCATTGCATAGGTAATATCTGTCTGACTAACACCAGAACCACCGCCCATAATAATATTAGATCCACCAGATTTTGATTTGGATTTAGATGGTGATACTTTCTGGATATTATTTACAATGATAGTTTCTCCACCCATACCTTCATATGATGCATAGTTTTCTAATACTTTAACTGCTTGCTTTCCTTCTGCATTGTTCAGTGCCTTAAGGAATCCTGGTAAAGTACTTTCAATTGCCATGTATGAGTCAGAGTCAATGACAAACTCAGGTCCACCTAAGTTTGCAAAGAGTCCCTTACCAATCTTACCGCCCCTATCTTTAACCTCAATATGCATATGCTCTGGGTGTCCATGTGCTCCAGGACCAGACTTATTACCATTTTTATAAAATCCCCAATTATCATGTATCAACATTTTAATCTTTGGATTTTTTTCAAGTGAATTTAATACTGGAAGATATGCTTGCTTATATTCAGGGTCTCCACCACGCCAGTTTGTTACATCAATTGCTCTTCCTTCATAGTGACCAACACCTCTGTGAACATCAGAAACATATCCTTGTCCTGGTGTATATGTCCCTCCAGCTGGTGTTGGAGTTTTGGTAAAATCTGGATGTTCTGCAACAGAGAATCCTTTTCTAGCCAAGTTTTTACCAATCTCAACAATATCACCACTACTAGGCATAGTAACAGTTTTTGTTGTACCAGAACCTGTATAACTTGTAGGACCTGTAGTACTTGTAGGACCTTGTGTTGCATCTACAGTTTTAGCAACAGTAGGTGCTGGTGGTGTTGCTTTCGGTCCAAACACATCAGGTAAGAATGATGATGCCAACATAGGAACAAAAGCAAGAGGATTGACAATATTCAAAAGATTAGGGAATTTAGTAACCTGATCCTTCGCATCTACATATCCTCTTTCTTTAAGGAATTGTTTCATCCCAAGCATTTCTGCAAGTTTAGTTGCCGCAGATCTTCTTCCAAGTCCATCTGGTATTTCAACTGGATTCTTTTCAAATAATTGTTTAGTAAAATTCTTAAATCCACTGACAAAGAAATCTTTAACTGCTGTTCCAACCATCATAGCAGTCTTCAAAGCATCTTGTAATTTTTTACCAACTTCTTCAATTCCACCACCAGCAACCAATTCATACATCAAATCACCAATGAAGAGTCCAATACCCTCACCAATCAAAGTTCCAAGAATAGGAATTGGTATGAATGATCCTAAAAGACCACCCAGAGCAGCACCTATTCCAGTAAATAATGCTTTACTGAAATTGAAATCAGGCATTCCATTATCATCATTATCTTCAAGAAGAGTTGATACTGCCACAATGACAGGACCCATGATTGGAATTTTTCCAAACGCTTTTTTGACCACCTTAGTGGCACCCTTACCAAAGAATTTAACTGCCATTCTTTGAGGTGCTTTATTAAGACCCCTACTAAGAACATTTCCTTTTACTGGAGTTCTTACATTACCCTTAAACCTTTGTTTGGCAGCTTCATTTCCATATCTTCTTGCATATCTTTTTCTGACTTCCTTACTGGTTAATCTATTCTTTACATCTTTACTTGGTCTAGTTCTTGGTTTAACTTTAGGTTTACTACCTGGTTTACCTGGTTTTCTGCCTGGTTTGCCTGGTTTATCCCTCCCAGGTTTTACCATACTAACAATCAAGAAAGCATTTATAAGATTGAACAGTGAATCAGAAAGTTTCTTAAACTTTTTGACACCATCTTCACCAAATTTATCCTTAGAGTATTCTTCAATTTGTTTGTGCTTATTCTGAACAAATAGTGCAAAAGATCCTAGACCATCAAGGACACCGATTATAAGATCTGCAGTGAACTCAACAGCTACAGTAACTCCTTTTAAAATTTTACCAATACCATCAACAATACTGCCATTACCAACAAGGTTCTTGAGAACATAACCCAAGAGAATAGTGGTTAAGAAGTTTTTAATTCTATCTAAGAATCCTATCTTTGGTAACTTAAGACCTTTTCCTTTCTTTTCTTCTGGTGATTTCTTTTTCTCCTCAGACTTATCTTCACGTTTATTTCTTCTCTGCTTCTCTTCTTGCTTCTTATCATCCGTTATTTTCTTTTTGTCTGCAGCAAGAGTTCCTTTTAAAATCTTATCAACTTCAAAAATTTTATCCTTCATCACATCAAACTTCTTACCAACTGGCGTGAGAGAACTTGCACTCACTTTAGTTGTCTTTACTTTGACAATAGAAGAACTATTTGATTTAGATGATGGTAAAAGTTTTTGAGAAGTTATTGCCATATCTTATACCTTATGCTGGAAGTCCCATAACAAGCATCTTCTCTGCAGAAGCAGGAGGTGATGGAATAAAAGGAGTATCAGAAGAAAGTAATGGTAGAGACTCTGCTTGACCACCAGACTCCGATCCAGAGTTAATAGTTTGAACCTTTGGTTGAGATCTAACTGGTGGTGTCGGAGTTGATACACTTGGAGTATTCTTTCCAAGTTGTGCTGTCTGATCACCCGATGTGGATCCAAGATAAGATCGTATCGTCTTTAAACTTGCTGCAATAGATGATGCTCCAGAGGAAGAACTTGAAGAAGAACTAGGTGATAATCCTCCAGATGAAGTTGGGGAAGAAGCAATAAAACCACTATCAGAAACTGCTGCAATGTCTTTTTCATCTCCAGTAACATCTGCATACTGATTTAACAGTCTCTTCAACGACCTGGCATATTCAGGATCAGTAGCATAATCCTCAGCCAAAAGTTGATCAGCAGCAGCAAAAGCAGACGATGCATTATTAACACCTTTATATCCACGATAATCTTTATACCACTGAGTTACTAAGTGATTGACAGCCTCCTGTGGTGTTTCAAAGTTTTTGAACCTTTCATCCATGTATACATTCTGACCATTAATTACTTCTCTTGTATTAGAAACCGTAGCACTTTCAGAATCAGTTGCTTTAATACCAAAGAAGTTGTTCCTAGCAGACAATGCAGAACCCCAACCAGACTCTAATGCATATTGTGCTGCGACTAATTGTGGATATTTTGCTCCAGCCTTTTGACCCATCGCATAAAAAGCTTTCCACCTTTCTTCATTAGTACCGGAAGTATTGCCCTTTATCTTACCAGAAGGAGAAGCTTTGGTGTCTTTCTTTTCTTCATTCTTCTTACTATCAGGTTTTTTTGTAAAAAGATTGGAGAAGAATGATCCCATTCCTCCTGATGATTCTGGCTTCGTTTTATTTCTACCACCAGGTTCTTCTTTTGTAGAACCACCAGAGGAAGCATAGAGTGTTCCATTAGATCTCTTGGGTTTATTAGTTCCTCCACCCAAAGAGTTCAATGATTCCATAAAGTCAGTACCAAAAGCATCAACAGCACCCTTACTCATCACAAACTCACCAGGAGTTAGCATCGCAGGAACAGTATCTGTTCCTTTTGGTGCTGGTGCAAGTCCACCACTATTGAACATCAATGCACCCATTGGGTCACCAGTAGCACCACCAAACTCTAAGGTATCATCCAACTGAGTCTTACCTTGTGCTGCTCTCTCAGGATCGTTTGATTGTGTTTGGGATTGCATGATACCACCAATTGCAGCACCACCGACAACTGCTACGGCAGCTGCAGCAAGAGGATTTTTTATTGCAAGTCTAGCAGCAGCACCTATAAGTTTACCCGTATACTTTAATGCTAAACCTATAATAGTTCTAATTACTCCACCAAATGCTGTTCCAAATAATACAAATGCAGTGACAAGTGCTGGCCAAGTTTTTTCTAATAAGAATCCAAGTGCTTTAAGTTTTTTCTGATTCTTTTCATCAGTCATCCAACCAATAAGTTTGACAAGAAATCTTCCAATCAAAATTTTAGTAAAGAACTCAATCATTCTATCAAGGATACTCTTGACAGGTGCAAAAACTTTCTTAGTTTGATTTGCTAATCCCTTGAATACAGAACCTTCTAACTTCTCTTCTTTTGCTTTTCTCTTCTTTCTTTCTTCTGACCTTTTAGAATCCGATGCTTGTTTCTTCTTTAATTCTTCTTCTTTCTTTAAGGTCTCTCTGATAGAGTCAATACCCTTTAAGATTTCATCTAGATTTTGTTCAGTCTCTACAGACGAACCAGACTTAATGTCATCTGCTGAAATAGTTTTCTTTCTTACTACAAGTGCTCCACCACCGGAACCTATACTTTTAGGTCCACCAGAACTTCCTACACTTTGTTCTTTTTTTGCTGATAGAACTTTATCAACAAAAGTTTTAAAGTCTATCTTTCCTTTTCTATATGCTTTAGCACCTTCTTTTCTTTCTTGAGGTGAGAGATTATCTCCTTTAATTCTTCCCTCAGTTAAAAGTTCATTATAATATTTGTCATACTTATCCTCACCCAAAAACTTTGCAGGCACAATTTTGCCACCTGTGGAATTTCCTTCCTCTCTTATAGATTTCAGAAGCTCATCAAGGTCCATTTGCTGCCTGCTGTTTTAACTTTTCTTCCTCAAGGTGTTGTTGTAAGAGAGCAACATAAATGTCTCTCTCCCACGGCATCATATTTTCAATCTCTGTTAATGAATATTTATGATACTGCATCAAGGCAAAGTTAAGTCGGTAATAGCTCTCTAGGTTCATGTGAACCAGAGCTATGCGAAAAAACTTGCAAGACCCTCAAGTACAATTTCATTTTCTTTCTTTGTATTTGGATTCTTAACCTTAATTGTATGCGACAACTTAGGCATAGTTTCAAAGAAAGATTCAATCTCTTTAAACTGAGACGAATTCATTTGTTCTAAGAACTCAGTCATCTCTTTCTTGGTGCAATCTGCTGCTGCCCAAACTTCATCCTCAGAATAAATCTTATCTACACAAGAAGCAATCAATTCAAATGATTGATCCATTGCATTCTTGTCATTCAAGTCAAAGTTATTTTTAACAAACTGTTCAAGTGATGGATACTTCATCTCCATCATAATAGAATCATCAAGTTTAATTTGTCTCTTATGATCGTCATTCTTTTTGACTTTGATTTCATCAAGGTCAATCTTTACTTCAACTTCAGTCTCCCCATCATCAGGACAAATAATATTAACATCCAAAACTTCACCAACAGACTTACCACGAATGTTGAGGAAGAGATATTCAATATCAAACGTAGGAAGAGTTTCTACTTTAACACCTTTTGTTAAAATACAATTCTTAATTACGTTTTTGATTGCTGTAGTAATCTGTTTAGTATCTTCACTTTCTAATGCAAGAACAAGAAGTTTTTCCTCTTTAACTAAGAAGGGTCTGAATTTGATTGTCTCCTCAGTAGAAGGTAATTCCAACTCATATGTCGGTGTGGCAATCTTTGGTAAAGGCATAATGTCCTATAGAAGTTTCAGTATGGTTATTTATTACTCAATCAGGCAAGTCCTGAGAAAACACTCTTGAGAGTCTTAGTTCCATTATTAAATAATTTAGCAGCCTGATTAAGTGGATTATAAGAGAATGGATTTGCGTTTGGATCAGAAAGAAGACTTTCTTTAGTCTGTCCAAATAAATTTTCTAATGAACCTCCTGCTCCACCCAATTGACTTGGACCACTTTGAACATATCTAATATATGACATAGAGACACTGCACTTCAGTAGATTGTTTCCATCATAACTAACAGGCATTGAAGAAATACTCAATGGAAATGATCTGAAAAATTCATAAGTTAGAACAGAAGTATAATCTCTTTCAAACTTGTAAATTTTTAATCCCTGATCAGCAATATAATCATTTGGATATTTCGTTCTGTATACTGTTGAGTTATTAGCTACTTTCTCAGGATCTTCATTAACAATAGATCTCATCCAGGTTTCAAAAAATCTGATAGGAAGATATTGCTCCGCATCAACATAGAAAGTAAAATCTATTCTATCATCAAACTGTCTTCTATATGCATGTTTCTCAGTAACACCTGTAGCATCATTTGTTATATCAAGAGTTGCTAATTGAGATCCAGGCAGACTAGTTTCACTGCACATCAGATTCATAGTTCCCTGATTTGTACCAAGAACTTCTTGCAATTCAGATCCTAGACTTCCAGGTGGTAATGGAATCTCTACAGCAAAATAAGATGTTAAAGATGGTCTTATAATACTGCTTCTGATATCATCAAATCTTTTTCTTTTTACTGACTCTCTTTCGGTTGCCATCTATAAATAGTTTTTGACCTTATATATTATGTATGGCCGAAAGTATTAAAAGCAAATACAAACCATCGTTTCCCAGAAAGTATAAGGGCAATCCAAATAATATTATTTGTCGTAGTAGTTGGGAAAGAAAGTTTTGTAGATATTGTGACTTGAACGAAAATGTTCTTGAGTGGGGTAGTGAAGAATTTTTTATACCTTATGTCTCACCAGTAGATAATAGGGTGCATAGATACTTCCCAGACTTTATTATGAAGGTAAAAGAAACAAATGGTGCTACCAAGACATATGTGGTTGAAGTGAAACCAAAGAGACAGACCCAACCACCAAAAAAGAAATCAAGAGTTACTAAATCATATTTGTATGAGTGTAAGACTTATGCAGTCAATCAAGCAAAGTGGAAAGCAGCAGTTGAATTTTGTGAAGATAGAAGAATTGAATTCAAAGTAATCACAGAAGACGAACTGGGTATCAAATGAATCGCATCGAACCAATAAGGCAAGACATTCAGTCGGAAACAGATGTTGAAGATAGAATGGAACTTATAATGTATGCACTGAATGATACGGTAACACCAATACCAGAAGCAGGAAACTTCTGTACATTCAAATACTTTGCGAAGACACCTAACATTGAGTACGATCAGCACCCACTAGTTGCAGTAACTGAAATATTTCGATGGGGATTTCGTGGAATCAACTTTCATCATGGAGACTATAGAAATTATACTTGGGAAGAACTAGGAACTCAAGTTTACATTGTAGAAAAAGATGAGCTTGATGATTTGTTATCTCTACAATATGGAAAACGTGTGCTAAATAAATAAAAACCATCTGTTAGATGACTGTTGTAACAAGTAAGATAAGTCCTGTAACTATAGGGACAGGGAGAAGTAAACAAATAATCTACACTGCAACTAGAACTACAAAGTTAGCAGATGGAACATATGATGTTGAGATGTTGCAATATAGTGATGCAAAGGGTGCTGGTGGTAGAGTCATTGCAGAAAGAGATGGTGTAAATAACTGGAAATTCAATAACCAGGCTTCTGGAAAAGTAAAACAATATCAAGGAAGATTAAATCAAGCCTCAAAAAATCAGATGGAGTCCATGAGGGGAGACTTCGTTAAAAAATCACAAGATACAGAAGAATATAATAGAGCTAAAGGAGATCCTAATAGAGCAGAGAAACCTCCAGAATCTGGGGATACTTCGCAACCAAGTTCTGTTCCACCAAAAGAACCAAAGAACAGAGATAAATTTGGAAACTTTAGATATCCATTGACCACAGATGAAACTGCTGATGTAATAAAGTTTGATATGATGAAGTATGAACCTAAAAGGTTCAAAGAAGGTCTCTCTTTTAGTGATAGATCTTCAGATAGAGATATTATAGGAACTGTTGTACTCCCAATTCCTTCAGGTATTCAAGATCAGAATTCATGTAGTTGGGGTCCAGGCAATATGGATGCTGTTCAAATAGCAGGATCAGATTTTGCAAAAGCTTTCATTGGTGGTGGTGTTGAAGGTGCAGAAGGATCAATTAGTAGGATTTCAAGTGGAATAAGCAAAGGGCGTGGTGATGTTCAAGAAGCAATTACAAATTTATTTGCAGCATCTGCAGCTGGTATAAATCCAAACGAATTGTTATCAAGAACTGAAGGGGTTATCCTTAACCCCAACCTTGAGTTGTTATTCAATGCACCTTCACTGAGACCATTCTCTTTTACATTTAAGATGTCTCCAAGAAGTGCAGATGAAGCAAAGCAGATTGTTCAGATTATAAGATTCTTCAAACAAGGAATGGCACCTATTAGAGAAGGTACAAGACTATTCCTCAAGACCCCAAATACATTTAGAATTCAGTATCAACAATTAGCATCCAATTCTGCATCTCCGTTCTTAAATAAATTTAAAGAGTGTGCTCTTACATCATGCAGTGTTCAGTATACTCCAGAAGGATCGTATGCTCCTTTTGAAGATGGTGCAATGAGTTCTTATTCTATGACACTTGCATTCCAAGAACTTGAGCCAGTATACAGTGATGATTATGAAGAATCTGATAGTTCATCATCTAGCAACGAAGTCCCTGCCGAAATAGGTTTCTAAAATGTCAAATTACTTTAACAAAATTCCAGATTTTGAATATGTCAGCAGACTTCCTGATGCTAATATATCAGATTACATTACTGTAAAAAATCTTTTTAAGAAAGTATTACTTAGAGAAGACATCTATCAAGACTTGGCATTCTTTACTAAGTATCAAATCAAAGGTAATGATAGACCAGACAATGTAGCATTTGATGTCTACGGTAGAATGGATCTTGACTGGGTTGTTTTAACTAGTAATAACATCGTAAACATTCAAGATGAGTGGCCATTAAACCAAATAGAATTTGATGATTATCTCCTTGAAAAGTATGGAACTTATGAGAAATTAAATGAGATTCATCATTATGAAACAACAGAAATAAAAAATAATGAAAATGTAACTATTGTTCCTGCTGGATTAGTAGTGACATCCGATTATTCCATTACTTATTATAATGGTGATACTGGTCGAATGACAACTGAAAAACCGGTTGTCTCTATAACAAACTATCAGCATGAAGAGAAATTAAACAATGATAAGAGAAATATATTTCTTCTTAAGCAAAGATATTTAAATGTTATAATTGACGACTTTGAAGATTCAATGAAATACAAAAAAGGTTCCAGTCAATATATGACTGAAACCCTGAAACGTGCTGATAATATTAGACTGTTCTCTTAATCAACTCTCTGCCAGTTTTTGGAAGTAAGACAGTGCATCATCTTCGTCCTCAGAAGAGTTAGATGGAGTGATGTCTTGTGAGTTGAAGTCTCGTCCTTCACTCAAAGAATTGAGTTCGTTCTTCAGATCCTGAGGGACAGGATTAGATTCGCGGGAAGAGAAGTTAGGGGCAAAAGATCCACGATCATTGTCCTCATCAGCAGTCTCCTCATCGTAACGAGGTGCAGACTTCTGACCCAGAACCATCTTCAGACGAGTCTCCAATTGCTCATAGGACTTGAACTGATCAGCAGCAGTCAGAGCAGTCAGTGAATACTGCTTGTTCCACAGTGCTTCCAGTGCATCGTCATCGTCCAGCAGAGCACCAGGACGATCAAACTCAGAAGAGTCATAGTTCCAGTAACCTGCAACCTTCTTCAGTTTCAGTTTGAAGTTAGCACCAGCCCAGAAATCAAAGGGGTTGATTGCTTCTTCATCTTCAAACTCAGGTTGCATTGCTTCCATGATCTTGTCAAAGATCTTCTTACCAAACTTATAGAGGAAGACTTTACCTTCGTTCTGAGGGTTTGCTTTGTCTTGCACAACATAGATGTTGGCATAGTAAGACAGTTTGCGTTTCTGCTTACGAACGGTGTCCTTGTCAGAATCAAGTCCACTGTTCCACAGTTCACGGTTGTGCTCAGACACAGGATCCTTCTGACCCAGAGTGGTCAGAGAGTTCTCGATGTACCAACCACCAGGACCTTGGAAGGCATGGGAGTACATCTTCGCCCAAGGGAGTTCTTCTCCATCTGGTGCGGGCAGGAAACGGATAACTGCGTATCCATTACCAGTCTTATCCATTTCGGGTTTCCAGAGACGGTCATCACCACCGCCACCAGTGTTATTCATCTTTTCGACTTCCTTGACCAGTTTCTGAGTCAGGGAACCAAGATTGGATTGCTTTTTGAGATTAGAAAAAGACATAGGATTAATTAGATTTGTTGGATTTGGCTTGTGTGGACCACGTTATTCTACAGGTCAGAACCAGACTTGTCAATCTGATCCTTCATCACTTCAAGCATCTTGGACATGTTATTGAATACCATATTCATATCAGTCCCCTTAGGGAGACCCATCATCACTGCAGATTCAAGGATGCGTTCTTTCATTTCTTGTGCCTCAGCATCGTCAGACAGACTCAACCGAGTGTAGAGAATCTTCTGTTTATCCAGAAGTCTCTCTAGCATACCAACATGAAAGAGTTTCTCTTCCTTATCCATTGATGCAAAGTTGAAGACGTTCTTATAAACATCTTCTTGCAATTCACCAATTTCAACCATTTCAGCACGAACGACTTCGGAATCAAAAAAACTCATTTGCTTAACACAACCTTCTTCAGGACTTGTTTGTAACGTGATACTTCAATATTTAGAAAGGGAGAATATTTTTTCATTCTCAAACTTACGGTTTCCCACACAGGATCTTGTAGTTTTTTATCCCAATCTTTTCTGAACCCTAGAATCATATCCAAAATTACTAGGGTTTCAATGGAAATATTATCTCTTAGATACTCTTTTAAAATTTGTGGATGTCTAGAACCATCCATTGCAAACATAGAATCAAAGTTATTGTCAGAAAAAACTTTGTCTACTTCTTCTTTGAAAAGATAAGACATTGATTGAGTTCTCTTCTTCCAAGAAGTGTATCTACCTTCACCTTCTCGTATCATTTCTCCTATCCAAAGCTTACTTGGATCAGTGCAGGTGATAAAGTTAGATACAAAGAACTCAACTACCTCTTTGTCATCTTTGTTTCTGGCAAGTTTTTCAAACCAAAACCTATCTTTTCTTTTATAGAAAGACTGGACAGTCGCACGACTCTTACCACAATACTTGTGGTAGTCATACTTCTCTTTGGTAAAGTGATTCTTCAAAGAGAGGTATTGTCTGTAAGCATCAAAAGGCATCATCAAAAAATAATAAATCGTTTAGAGAGGCAACTTTGCTCTTGAACTCCTCTTCAAAAAGTTTAGTTCCATTGCCTCATACTTGATCTTCTCTTTCAGAGGTTTGGAAATTAGTTTAGGAACTGACTCCAAATCAATACTATTTTTCTCACAGAAGTGAACAACAGCATCGATGTAACTCATTCCCTGATTATCGAGCACTAAGGATTCTATCTCCTGTGCGAATCGTGCAGAACAGAAGAATTTACTTTCTATTGCTTTTTCCAGTTCATTCCCCATGCTCTGACCTAGTATTGTGAGATACAAATTCTTTAATATAACGAACTAATAATTTAATATAATCCCCTTTGTTCCTTTTGTCAAATACTTTCACATCACCACCAGGAGTGACCATGATCGTAATCAACTTCGTTACAGGGATACCAGTCATTTCATAATAAGCAGAAGCATAGAACATTTCTTGAACGAAATAGTTCTCTAACCACTTTTCTGGTTTAATCTTTTCGGATGTTTTAAAGTCAATGACTGCAAGTTCTCCTTCGTACTCTGCGATGCAGTCAACTCTACCTGCTAATCCAAGGTACTCTGAATAGAGAGTTCTTTCGATAGCATGTACATTATTTATCTTATCAAGATATGGCTTAGCATGATGGAACATAAACTTGGTGAGTGGTTTAAACTCATCCCAGTTGATTTCCTTGTTCAGCATGTAGAGTTCTGTTGCTGCGTGGAAATCTGTTCCTCTACTAGTTGCTTTCTTAGTAATACGATTTGCTTCTTCTACACCAACTCTCTTTCTCCAATCGGCAAAGATCTGTCGGTTGTAAAAAGAAGTGACAGAAGTAATAGAAGGCACCCAGTCTCCACTTGGAAGATTGTAGAGACGGATGCCATTCTTTTCTTTTTTAGTTAGTTCAACATCACCGAGATAATTACAATGCTCAAAAATCATAAATTCATTTCCATCTTAGCTAGCAGATATTCTTTGACCAGTCCAGAACGAACAATATCTTCAACTCCAAATTCAACAATATCAACCGATGGCATGATACGAAGAATTTTCATAAAGTCTGCAATACCGTTCCTCTCTCTATCCTTAAGAAGGTCAGACTGAGTTGCATCACCGCAGAACATGATCTTAGAGTCTTGACCAATCCTTGTGATAATACTATCGAGTTCATGATAGTTCAAGTTTTGGAATTCGTCAACGATAATGATTGCATTATCAAGTGTAGTTCCACGAATAAATGATGTAGACCAGAATGAAATTGTTCCTTGTGCTTTCAGATTGCCATACAGCATCTCAAAGTCTGACTCAGTTGGAAGTTCAAACATATACTTTACCATATTCTTATATGGAATTTGGTAGAGTGAAGACTTATCTTCATGGTCACCTGGAAGGAAACCAATCTCTCTAGTTGCTACAAGAGACCTGACAAGGTAGATCTTTTCGTATGGAGTCTTCTCATCCAATACATCCTTAAGAGCATTGTAGAGGGTGATGAATGTCTTCCCTGTACCCGCACAACCATATGCTACAAGGTTTTGATTGTTCTTGTAGCAACGAAAGAGTTCCTCTTGATTTTGTGTAAGAGGTTCAATCTTTCGCATTAAATCTGCGTTAATTGGTTTCTTTCTTTTCATATGCTTGTTACTCATCCCAAATGGGACAATTGGTGTTTGAGTCTTTCTTTTTGCTGGCATAAGTTAGATTAAGAGTTAGAAGGAGTAGTCGCGGTTTTTCCGAACCGTGGCACCCGGTTGTTTGGATGCACGGTCCAGAACTTCATTCC